ACTGAATCAAACAACCCCAGATTAAACTCCTGGGGTTTTTTGTTGGGTTAAATATCGAGATGAAGATTGTTTGTTCAACGTTATTTGATATTACTGCTACTGGAATTACTGGTCATTTTAAACCGTCACGAGTACCATTTACAGATGCTAACGGACAAGTGATACACGATGAACACAAATGGCATCGTGCTAGAAATCAACAACGTAACTGGGAAACAATATCCCAGTTGATTTCTTTACGCACACAGGCATTTAACACATCAACTCCTACACGACAAAAAGACCGTTGGGTGTTTACATTTGAAGTTGAAACACCGTCTATATTTGGTGATAATCTATCATTGTTAATTGCTGATTGCAGTGATGTTCCAATGGTAATTGGGTTAGATGAAATAAACAATAATGCTAATATTCTAACATCATCTAGTCCTGACCAGAATATATGGTTTGAAGAAGCATCCATAAATATACCATACGGAGATTCCTATGGTTGAGGCTACTGAAATAGAAAAAAAGAGCTTAGAAGCTCACGTTGAGCTATGTGCTGAACGTTACAATAAGTTAGAAAACTGTATCGATACAATGAATACTAAGATATCTAGCCTTGACAAGTTAGTGCGGGAGGTTCATGAAATGGTGCATACAATTACCAACAAACGCAACGATCAAATAATAAGTTGGGGATTAGGAATTATTGGTGCACTGGCGGCCACATGCGGGTGGATGGTAGCACACTACGTTTTAAAATGACAGAAACTGAAATAGAAAAATACATCAAGCATGAATTAAAAGATATCATGCCTAATGTTATTATGCAAACTGACAAAGGCACTTACGAGTTATTTGGCCAGTATCAAATAATAGCACAAAAGCCGGTGTATCGTGTATTTTGCAACGACAATGAGGTAGGGGTTTTCAATTCTAGTAAAACTGCTGTTAGTTGGTGCGTTGCTGACAAGTACCAAAGATTTAATTTAGCTCGCGATATCCTTACTACAGACACTATATTAGGTAATTTAACCAATGATATATTTGTTAGGACCGGAATTGCAAATCGTGTTAAAACTGCACAAGCAAGAGAAGACATAGAAACCAAGTTAGAAACTAAAATAATACGTAAAAAATACTTGGAAATTCATCTAGCAGATTGTGTCAAATCGGCTAAATATTTACAACAACGAGGATTCAATAATGAAACTGCAAGAATTAGCAACACAGCATCAAACAAAACAAGCCGTTAAAGTATTCGAAAGTTACTTTGGCCAAGCCGTAAATTTTGATGCTATATCAACTCCCCAAGCAAAGAACATGCTTAGTCGTGTTCGCGGCTTAATAACCGAACATCGCCGTCACCCAGAGTTTCACGTTAGCGAGCGTAATCCAGCTTACCTTAAACTAGTAATGATGGAGCAAGCTTTACGTAGCAAGATTATGGAGTTTGGTATTCCACCTGCTGGCGCACCTGTTGCTCCTTCGGCTGGCGCAACTGCTCCTGCAGATCCTGCGGCCGCTAATGCTGCAAAAGCTGCACAACTAGCTTCTGTAAATAAAATCAAAGATCCTAAGTTGCAAGCCGCAATGAAGAAATCTATGCAAGGCCAAACATTGAATCCAGGCGAGCAACAATTAGTTGCTAACGCTGCAATGGCATCAGGCGGAGCAACAATGGAAAATCGTGCCAAGCGTGGACTGTATAACATTCTTCGCGAAAGTGAAATCCAACAAGCTCAAGTTGTATTAGCTGCTCAAGACATGGTCGACCGTATGCAAAAGATGATTGAAGAAGTTACTGCATTACAATTTAAAGATTTGCCAGCATTGGTTGATCAAATTAAAAATGAAGTTGGTGTTGATCAAAGTATGCAATTCAATCAAGATGCAACTGCTGCGTTAGGTGGATTGGTACAAAATTTACAAGGTTCTAAACAACAACTTGAACAAGCCTTGGGTGTTGTAACTGGACAAGGACCTGCAGAGATTCCTGGCGCAGGCCTAGGCGGTGCCGAACTTGGCGGCGAAGCTCCACCAATGGACGACATGGGTGCTCTTCCTCCTCCAGAAGGCGGGGAAGATATTGATGCCAATTTGGACATTGAAGAACCTGTTGCACCAAAAGCATCTCTTGGACGTGGCCGCAGATAATGAAAATATTTGAGGTTGCAGATCCTAACGCACAAAAACTGGTTGCCTTAAGCCAGTTTTTGTTGGGCCGTAGCACAGACGAATCTGCTAAAAAAGAAATAAGCCAAGATGCATTTATTGATGCCGCAAATAGTCTTGGAGTTAATATTGGTCACGAAAATCTTGCTGAACTTATTTCACGTGAACCATTGAAAAATATCCTTGAACCATTGGATCCAAATTCTGGGGTTGTTCGTTTTCGTGGAAACGAAGAGCCCAATGATTCAGCTATGTCAGTTAGATCAGCAGAAGATATTGTAAATCAAAATGCCAAAGCTGCTATGCGTCGAGGCATGAAATAACCAATTTGGTTGACTTTTATTACGCAAAGTAGTAAACTAAAGCATAGTCTGAAACGTTATAATAGTATAACGTTCTAAGGAGGCAAAAATGAAAAAACTAATTTTAGCACTGAGTTTAGTAAGTGTAGCTTCGTTGTCTATAGCGCATGAAGGATTCCGACATCACGGATATCGCGGTGGAGTTTATTATGGTGGCAATTCTTGGATCGCTCCTGTATTAATTGGTGGAGTAATTGGTTATGAGTTGAGTCGCGCCCCAGTGTACTCAGTACCGCCACCAGTTGTGTATACTCAACCTGGCGTTATTGTACAACAACCACCCACAGGATACCATTGGCAAGAGATGATTGATCCTGTAACAAGTCAGACAAAAATAGTATTGGTACCGAATTAATATGAAACTTCGTAAACTTCGTAAAAAGCTGTATAAGGCTATTTTTGAACATAAACTGGATAAAGAGAAAAAAGTTTGGTTTAGAATACTCAAAAAAAGTGTAAAACATAAACACACGGAAGACATTAGATAATGGCATATTCAGAAAAAGTTGTTGACCACTACGAGAATCCTCGTAACGTAGGCAAGTTTGAAATCGATGATTCGATTGGTACCGGTATGGTTGGCGCCCCGGCCTGTGGTGACGTGATGAAGTTACAGATAAAGGTTGAAGATGGGATTATTACAGATGCAAGATTCAAGACATATGGTTGCGGTTCTGCGATTGCTTCAAGTTCGTTGGTCACAGAATGGGTTAAAGGTAAAACACTTGACGCCGCAGCACAGATTAAGAATAGCGAGATTGCTCAAGAGCTTGCACTTCCACCAGTTAAGATCCACTGCTCAATCCTTGCAGAAGATGCAATCAAAGCAGCCGTTGCCGACTATAAGTCAAAACACACCCTACAATGATAACAATAACCGAGCGTGCCGCTAATAAAGTAAAGCAAGTTATTAGTCGTCGTGGCAAAGGCGAAGGAATCCGTCTAGGTGTACGCACTACAGGTTGCAGTGGAATGGCGTATGTGTTAGAATATGTAGACTGCCCAGTTCCTGACGACCAATGTGTAGAATGTCTTGGGTGTAAATTATTTGTAGATCCTAAAAGTAGTGCATACTTACAAGGAATGACAATAGATTATGTTAGAAATGGCCTCAACGAAGGATTTGAGTTTAAAAACCCCAATGAACGTGACCGTTGCGGTTGCGGAGAAAGCTTTAGAGTATAACTTGTACACACAAAAATTTGAATACCACGCATTATCAAGAGAGTCAGTAGATGGAAAACGCTTATATGCTACACCCGATGGCAACAAAGTTCCTAGTGTTACTACTGTATTAGAAAAAACAAAACCAGAAGAAAGTAAACGTGCATTAAATGAATGGCGTAAACGAGTCGGAGTAGATCGTGCTCAAGCCATTACTACAGAAGCTGCTAATCGCGGCACACGTATGCACACGTATCTTGAACGCTATATTAAAGAAGGCGCCATGCCCGAGCGTGGTACTAATCCTTACGGCTGGGATAGTCACAAAATGGCGCACTGCGTAATTGATCAAGGATTAAAAAATGTTAGCGAAATATGGGGTGTAGAAATCCCATTGTATTTTCCTAGTTTGTATGCTGGCACAACAGATGGAGTAGGTATACATTTAGGCGAAGAAAGTATACTTGATTACAAGCAAACTAACAAGCCTAAAAAAGAAGAATGGATCCAGGACTATTACCTTCAGCTTACTGCTTATGCACTAGCACATAATGAAGTTTATGGTACAAACATACGCAAAGGTGTGGTTTTAATGTGTGTAAAACCTGGTGATGATGGTATTCCTGTGTACCAAGAATTTATTTTAGAGTCAAAAAACTTTGATTATTGGGCCGATCAATGGTGGCGTAGGTTAGAGCTATACTATCTAGCCAACTAAATACACGATATAGATATCGAGGACTACTAAATTGGCTATCGTTCAAATCTCACGCATAACCCAGCGTAAAGGGCTCCAAATTGACTTACCAGATCCATTAGCTGGTGCTGAATTCGGCTGGAGTGTTGATACACAACAACTTTATATAGGTAATGGAACGCTTGAAGAAGGTGCTCCGATTGTCGGAAATACTGAGATACTTACTGAACACAGTGATATTTTTAATATAGTTCCTGCTTATACATATACAGGATTTGGTGCAACAGGATATACTGCCCAAACTGGTGAAACTCCTGGATCACCAATTAAAGTTACTTTGCAAAATTGGCTAGACCAATGGGCTAGCGTACTAGATTTTGGTGCAGTTGGTGATGGAGCAACTGATGATACAGATGCTATAAATCGTGCATTGTATCAAATTTATTGTGTGCAGGTAAATCCACAAATACGCCGTAGCATATTTTTTCCTGCTGGCGTTTATAAAGTTACCGGAACAATTAATATTCCGCCGTATGCTACCTTATATGGCGAAGGCCCAGACAATAGTATAATTCAATTAACATCTGACGCAACAGTATCGTATGTAATTAGAACAGCCGATAGTGCTCAAAATATTGGCTATGCAATTGGTGATGGCGGCGCCACACCACCGACTT